CAGACCATCATGTCGCCGCCGCTCGACCTCCAGGAAATGAACACCGTTGCGGCCCAGCTTAAGAAGAAGGATTACCAGTACAAGTGCGAAGACCAGCCCATTCGCGGCTTCTGCAATCGTGACCTCTGCCGCAGTCGCAAGCATGGCGTTGGCGGCGGGGCCAATACGCCAACCGTAGCCAATCTCCGGAAATATGATTCGGAGCCACCGCTCTGGTTCCTCGACGTGAACGGCAACCCCGTTGAACTGGACACCGAGGCTCTCCAGGCGCAGAGCCGATTCCAGATACTATGCATGGAGCAGATCAACTTCATGCCTCGAACAGTTGCGCGTCCAGCATGGGAAGCCCAGATCAACCTCCTCCTCTCGCAGATGCTTCAGACAGAAGGCGCGATCATCTCGACGCCGGAAGACACAAGCCTGCGCGGACAGTTCTACGACCTCCTGGAAGAATTTACGACGCACATGCAGGCCGCGCTCGACAAGGAAGAGATCCTGCTTCGCCGCCCATGGACCAACGAGGATGACGGACGCACCTACTTCCGCCTCAAGGATTTCGAGGCGTTTCTCAAACGCAATAAATTCTTCGACTACCGCTCCAACAAGATCGCCCAGCGCCTGAGAGATATCGGCGGACACGCCGAGCAGTTCCGAATAAAGGGACGCACCGTGCGCTGCTGGTCGATACCGGCCTTTGCCCAGATTGACGAGGAGTTTGGCACTCGCTTTGACGAGGAGGACGTACCGTTTTGAACACCAACTGGCCCCAGCTAATTCGAGAGCTTCGCAAGGAACGCGGCTTCAGTCAGAAGAAGCTCGCGATCCGCGCAAAGATGTCGCAGCGCACCCTGTGCGAATACGAGAACATCGAGACGCCCCACGAGCTTTCGATCCAGAAGATCGAGAAGATCCTCGACGCGCTGGGCTATGAAATCGATGTCCACATGAGACGCGGACATGTTTAGATATTTCGGCCCTCCCGGCACCGGGAAGACGACCACGCTGCTCAACAAGGTGGACGAGCTACTCGCAGGCGGCATGTCGCCCACCAACATTGGCTACTTCTCGTTCACTCGAAAGGCGGCGCACGAGGCAAGAGACCGCGCCGTCGCACGATTTGGCCTCGATGCAGAGGAAGACTTCGTTTATTTCCGAACCCTGCACAGTCTCGCCTTTCTCCTCCTTGGCATGAACAGCGCAGCGGTCCTCACCGACAAGCACCTCAAGATGTTCTCCCAGAAAGTCGGCGTCGATCTCACGGCAACGGGGCTCGAACGCGTCGAGGAAGATGGCTTTGCCATGATGCGCTCGAACCATCCGGTCATGCGCTGCATCGACCTTGCGCGGAACACGCTCCAGGGACCACGGCACTCCTACAACCTCGCAGACCTCGACATTCCTTTCTACGAGTTCGAACACCTGTTCGACGAATATGACAGGTTCAAGAAACTCAACGGACTCAAGGACTTTACCGACATGATGCTGGACTTGGCGGCAAACCCAGGCTACATCCCGTATCTCAAGGCTGTCTTTCTGGACGAGGCACAGGATCTGACGCCCCTTCAATGGAAGGTGGCAGAGCATTTAGGGGAGCGGAGCGACCAGATGTTCGTGGCAGGCGACGACGACCAGGGGATCTACCGCTGGAGCGGCGCGGACGTTGACAAGTTTGTCATGCTCCCCGGTGCATCCGAGGTGCTCTCGCAGTCTTACCGCGTCCCACGCTCCGTCCATCACGTCGCCACGTCCGTCGTCTCCCGCATACGAAAGCGGCAGCAAAAGGAGTGGTCGCCGCGTACCGGGGAAGGGAGCGTCACGCGCATCTACGATCCACACGGCGTCGAATTCAACGACAAGGAGTGGCTCGTCCTTGCACAGGCCAACTACATGCTGGACACGCTTGCCTCTTCCATGCGTTCGAGCGGACACTTCTTCGAAAGGTTCAACAACCCTTCCTTGAGCAAGCGGGTCCGCACCGCAATCGGTAGCTGGACCCACCTCCAAAACAACCCCGGCAACGAGATCTCCCTGAAAGACGCACAGAATCTTTACGCTTACATCTCGACAGACGAGACCGGCGTCGAGCGTGGAGCAAAGAAACTGCTCGACCGGGCCGAGGAACAGGATCTCTTTACGTTGGAGACGCTGCGAAAGCACTTCGGTCTCCGCGTTCTCGACGTGCCATGGGACAGCGCCCTCGACCGCATCAAGGACGAGGACCGGGCCTACGCAGCCGCCTTGCTCAACAGAGGCATCGATATTTTCAAGAGGCCGAAGATCCGGCTGTCTACTATCCACGGCGCAAAAGGCGGCGAGGCCGACAACGTACTCCTTTATCTCGACCTCTCAGGCAAGGCGCTCATGGAGATGGAGCGCAACCCCGACGACGCCTACCGCGTTCTCTATGTTGGAGTCACCCGCGCCAAGGAAAACCTGATCCTCAAGATGTCCGAGGATTCTCAACGAGGCTGGAGCATCTGATGCCGCACCGCGTTCTCACCGAGGCATTCGAACTGGTCAGCACAGACCGTGCCGCCGTCCACGGGGAGCCAAAAGAGAACCACGAGAACATCGCACGTCTCTGGGACGCCTACCTCCACAACGTGGACCATGTCACCGCCCACGATGTCGCCAACATGATGGAACTCCTGAAGGTGGCGCGGCGAAAATCCGGCACCATCAATATAGACGACTACATCGACGGCGCGGGTTACGCCGCCATAGCATACGAGTGCATCAAGAAATGAAGACCGTTCTTAAAAAGCCAAGCTTCAGCGTCAAGACCGAGTGGGTTCCGGTCGAGACGCTGCCCGTGACGCCGAGCAGCGTCAAGGAAATCGCGATAGATCTGGAGACGCGCGATCCACGGCTCAAGACCCACGGTCCAGGATGGCCTACAGGTCATGGCGAGGTGGTTGGAATCGCCATCGCCTACGAGGGCTGCAATATATATGTCCCAATTGCCCATGCCAGCGGCAACCTCGACCGACGCATAGTTTTGAACTGGTTCAAGAAGGAGATTGCAGCCCACCCCGCCGACAAGATCTTCTTCAACGCCGCCTACGATGCAGGCTGGCTGCGCCGCACCGGCATCGAACTGGAGGGACGCATCCTCGACGTGATGCTCGCCGCGCCTATACTCAACGAGAACCGCCCCAGCTTCTCGCTCAACAATGTCGCCTACGACTACCTTGGAGAAATGAAATCCGAGGCGGCATTGCGCGAGGCGGCACAGGAGTTTGGCGTCGATCCAAAGGCCGAACTCTACAAGCTCCCGGCCACGTTTGTCGGGGAGTACGCCGAAGCCGATGCAAGGCTCACGCTTCAGTTATGGCAGACCTTCAAGGCCGAATTGACCAAGGAAGATCTGTGGCAGATTTTTGAGCTTGAGATGGAGGTTCTCCCCATCGCCATCGAGATGACGTGGCGCGGCGTTCGCGTCGATCTCAAAGCCGCCGAGGAGTGCAAGGTCGAGTGGAGCAAACATGTCAAGCAGATCCTCTCCAAGGTGAAGAAGGAAACGGGCGTCGAGGTCGAGATCTGGGCAGCGGCGTCGGTCGCCAAGGTCTTCGACCATCTGGAATTGAGCTACGGTCGCACCCCGACCGGGCTTCCCAGCTTCACGAAAAATTTCCTCTCCGAGCACGAGCACCCACTGGTCAAACAAATCGCGACGGCCCGCGAATACGACAAAATGGGCAACACCTTCATCGCCAGCATCTTCCGCCATACAGAAGGCGACCGCATTCACGGGCACATCAACCAGCTACGTTCAGAAGGCGGCGGGACGGTCACCGGGCGCATCAGCATGGCCCATCCCAATCTCCAGCAGATCCCGGCGCGAAATCCGGAGATGGCGGCGAAGGTGCGGGGGCTGTTCCTGCCGGAAGAGGGCGAGCAGTGGTCTTCGATTGACTTCTCCCAGCAGGAGCCGCGCATCCTGGTGCATTTTGCAAGCCTCACGAACCAGGGTCTCACCGGTGCCGCCGAGTTCGTCAAGGCATACTGCGACGACCCCACCACCGACTTCCACCAGATGGTTGCCGATGCTGCCGGAATTCCGCGCAGGCAAGCCAAGACGATCAACCTTGGCATAATGTACGGCATGGGACAGACCAAGATGGCGACCCAGCTAGACATCTCGATTGACGAAGCCAAACGGCTCATGCGGCAATACCACGAGGACGTGCCATTCGTGAAAGAGCTAATGGACGTATCTCAACGGCACACGTCGCATCCGCTCAAGGGCGGCTCCGTCAGGTCCCTGCTTGGCCGCAAATGCAGGTTCGATTTGTGGGAGCCTGCCCAGTTCGTCTCGGCCAGGGCGCATCCAAAAGAGAAAGCACTTCTGGAATATGGCAACAACATCAAACGCGCATACACGTACCGCTCACTCAACCGTTTGATCCAGTCAAGCGCAGCGGACATGACAAAGGCCGCGATGGTCGCCGTCCATAAAGAGCACGAGGCCTTCCCTCTCGTGCAGGTCCACGACGAACTGGCTTTCTCCGTCCCCTCAGAGAAACAGGCTCGCGCCATTTGCAAAACGATGGAAGAAGCCGTCGATCTGAAGGTTCCGACGCCATGCGATATATCGCTTGGCGACACATGGGGGGGCCTCGTGAAGCTTGACGCATAAACGGAAATCTCCTATATGTACGCATAAGAGGTACTTGGAATGAACGCTGAAAAATGGAAAAGCGTGGTCGTGTCCATCGACACCTACAAGGTGCTGCGGGATATGGCGAAGCGCGAGCATCGCACCATCAGCGGGCAGTTCTCCTATCTCCTGGAAAAGCACCAGGAGGAGGTGCCTCCGACAGATCTCCGGAACCACACGGCCCATGGACAACAGGTCATCAGCGAAGCTGCAAAGAAATGATGACACCCGTCGTGATAAGTATGGCAGTATATGGAGTGATTATCCTTGTCAGCACGCTTGCCGGATGGGGCATTTAACGTAATTTATGCGGACCCGCCCTGGACGTTCCAGACCTGGAGCGACGAGGGCAAGGGCCGCTCCCCCGAACGATACTACGACTGCATGAGTTCGGGCGATGTTCAGGCACTCCCCGTTCAAGATATCGCCGCCGAGACCTGCGCCCTGTTCCTGTGGGCGACCGACCCCCTGCTTCCCGAAGCCTTCAAGCTCATCGAGGCGTGGGGTTTCACATACAAAACGGTGGCGTTTTATTGGGCCAAGTTGAACAAGTCCGCCCCCCGCCTCCGATTCGCAGCAGACGACTTCCACCGAGGCATGGGCTACTGGACGCGAGCAAACCCCGAACTCTGCCTTCTCGCTACAAAAGGCAAGCCGAGGCGCGTTTCAATGTCGGTGCGACGGCTGGTCATCGAGCCGCGCCGCGAGCACTCCAGAAAGCCCGACGAGGTCGCGGATCGTATCGTCGACCTGATGGGCGACGTTCCCCGCATCGAGCTGTTCGCCCGTCAGTCGCGCCAAGGCTGGACAACATGGGGGGACGAGGCCAACAAGTTCGAGGCCGATTGACAATGTCAACGCGCTGCGTGAGAACGAAAAGTCCTCTGGGCAGCGTCGCTGCCCAGCAGCCTGCTGCTGCTGGGCAGCGACGGCGCGGAGGCTGACTCCTGACCGCGCCGACGCCTGACCCCCGAGATCCCTTTTCTCGGGGGTCCTTTTTTGCTTCCCGTAGAGGCTGCACCGGGAACGGATTCTGTCACGAGCCGCCAATCCCCGGCACCCTGTGCTGCGCCCTGGAGGCCTCTTCTGAGAGCCTCCGTTCCTGCTTTAGTCCTGCTTTAGTCCTGCTCTGTTCCGGTTTGAGTTCTTGGAAGGGGTGTTCCCCTCTTGTTCTTGTCGATGAGGGGTCTCTCGGCAGGAACAGGGTCCCGTAGCCATGAATTGCTGGCACTGCGAAACGGAGTTGATCTGGGGGGGCGACCACGACTGCGAAACCTCCGAGTGGTTTGACGTGGAAACAAACCTCACTTGCCCGGAATGCAGATCGTTTACGCTGGTCTACCGGTGGAACGGGAACGGGAAGGAGGACGACGAAGACAACGAAAAAGGTTTGTATCCGGTGGAGGGTTGACGAGTATAGGAGATGTCTTATATAATAAGGTGTCTTTGGCATGAAAAAAGGCCTCGCGCAGCAGGCGCGAGGCCAGTTTGGGGAGGTTATCACCAACGACTATAACTGATTTCTGATTCGATGAACAGACATTCGTTCGACACCCGACTACCAACTCGGCGAGTACGATGAATGAAGACGAGACCTCCCAGCGCCACGGTGATGATGGATTTCAGCATCTCTCTTATAGAGGAGTCGGACGATGAGTAACTTTTCACCCGTCCCGAAAAATTATCTTGGACCATGGGTCACGTACCGGTTGCGGGTGCTCAAATGCAGGAAAGCGGCGACCATGGCCCACGACCCACGGTTCCGTGAACTGTGGCTGCAAAAAGCGGACCAGATCCGCGCAAACTACAAGAAGGAGTTGCACTGATGTTTGAGTGGTTAAGACGCAAGA